CTCAACGTCTCTGAATCCGAGCGACGGGGGGGATCGCGACCGCGGCCCCCTGACGCCGACAACCGAGTGGCCGGGCGCTGCGTCAACAGCCCCGGCCGTGGCCGACACCCCCAGGAGGTGCCGACATGACCGACGCTACATGCCTTGTGTGCGACCACGACCTTGACGGTCGAAGCCGGAAGTTCTGCACCAGGTGCCTGCCGCCTCACGGCGAGTGGTCCGACAAGCGTGGCTATCAGCGCCGGTACGCTGAGCTGGGGTGCATCGCCGGCATCTACGACCTCGGCCTGAACAAGTGCCGGATTCCGAAGGACCACGGCGCCTATCTCCCGAAGCCCGATAGGTGGTGTGCCTGCGGCGTCGCGATCTTCGGCGACGGCAAGTTCTGCGGCGACGAGTGCGCGGCCGCTTCCAGACTTGAGCAACGTCGGCGTCGCGCTGAGAAGCGCGCCGACGAGTTGTTCCCGCGACTGGACGATGAGCTGACCGCCCGCCTTGATGTGCTGATGGCCCGGCGGGCCGACATTGTCGTCGTGCGCCAACTTCCGAAAGCGCCAGAAGGCGCCCGGTGTGCCGGCTGTGACTCGCCGTTTCATCGTGGTGGCGGCACTCGTTACTCCTACTGTGGCACTTGTCTCCCGAAGGTGTGTCGCTTCAACAACTTTGGCATCGACCCTGGGTTTCCGCCGCGATCGTGCAAGGTCTGTGCCGCAGCCATCCCCGGCACCGAATTGCCGGGTAACCGCAACGCTCGCTTCTGTTCCGACTTCTGCCGCAATATGTCTCGCGCTAAGTCGGCACGCAAACGGCGAATGCGTGCCTCCACAGACCTCGTCAACTGTGACGACTGTGGGTGGCCATCGTGCAGACCATCAAGAAACACGGCGAACCGCTGCAACTGGTGCAGGTTCGTGCACGAGGCGATGCGTAAGGGCATCAACACCGCCAAGCGCCTCGTCGCCATGTCGGCCGGTGATGACATCGACCTGCGCGACCTTGCTAGGCGCGATGGGTGGCGCTGCCACCTGTGCGGCAAGCGAGTCCTCAAGGCGGTCGGCCAACTTCATCCGAAGTCACCGACCGCTGACCACCTGATCCCGATCGCCGCCGGCGGCACCCACACATGGGACAACGTCGCCTTAGCGCATCGCGACTGCAACATGCGCCGCAGTGATCGCGGTAACGCCCAACTCAGATTGGTTGGCTGATGACCATCTCCGACGCCGCCCGCACCGGCGACCGGCGCATCACCCTCGAGGCGATGCGCGACCGCCTCGCCGCCGACATGGACCTCGCCCCGCCGACGGTCATCGCCCAGATCGCCGGCCGCCTCTCGGCGATCCTCGCCGAACTCGACGACCTCGCCACCGGCGTGGAGGTGTCCGCACTCGATGAGCTCGATCGTCGCCGACAGGATCGGATCGCAGACGCCGACGGCAAGCCTGCTGCCCCGCGCAAGCGCCAGCGCCGGGCCTGAAGCCGTCGAGCTGGCCGCGATGGCCGGCTTGCACCTGGACCCGTGGCAGGCCTGGTGCCTCGACCACGCCCTGGCCGAGGATGACGCCCACCGCTGGGCAGCGTTCGAGGTGGCCGTCATCGTCGGCCGCCAGAACGGCAAGGGGTCGGTGCTCGAGGCGCGCCAGCTCGCCGGCCTGTTCCTGTTGCACGAACGCCTACAGGTGCACACCGCTCACGAGTTCAAGACCTGCTTCGAGCACTTCCTGCGCATGGTCGCCCTCGTCGAGTCCTGCCCCGAGCTCGACCGCCGGGTGGCGCGCATCCGCCGCGGCGCCGGCGAGCAGGCCATCGAGCTCAAGACCGGCGAACGCCTGCGCTTCCTCGCCCGCTCGTCGGGGTCGGGGCGTGGCATGTCGGGCGACGCCGTGTACCTCGATGAGGCGTTCGCCCTGACGCCGCAGATGATGGGCGCCCTCCTGCCGACCCTGTCGGCCCGCCCTGACCCGCAGGTTTGGTACACGTCGTCGGCGCCGATGGCGACCTCGGCGGTGTTGCACGGCGTGGTGCGTCGCGGCCGCGAGGGCGACGGTGACCGCCTGTTCTACGCCGAGTGGGGCAACGACGAAGGCGTCGACGTCGAGGACGCCGACGCCTGGTATCGGGCGAACCCCGCCCTCGGCATCCGCATCTCCGAGGAGTTCGTCCGCTCCGAGCTCGCCGCCCTGGCGGACATGCCGGGCGAGTTCTGCCGTGAACGCCTCGGCGTCCCTGAGCGGCCGATCGTGGCACGCGAGGACGTGGCGAAGTTCCCACCGGGCGAGTGGGAGCGGTGCGTCGTGGACGAACCGCCGGTGCCGGTTGCGCCTGGTGGTGTGACGATCGGGTTCGACGTGTCGCGCGATGGGTCGGTGTCGTCGGTCGTCGTCGGCGCCGGTGACGTGCGGGCACCGTTCGTGGAGCTCGCAGCGCACGACCGTGGCACCGGGTGGCTACCCGCGAAGATCGTCGACATGGTCCGCCGCTGGCGGCCGGTGGCGGTCGGGTGCAACGGCGGCGGCGCTGCGGCCGCCCAGGTCGACGCCGTGCAGGCGGCGCTCGCCGAAGCCGGCCTAGACGTGACCGTCGAGGTGTTGGGCATGGCCGCCTACAAGGGCGCCTGCTCGGCGTTCTACTTCGACGTGATCGAGGACCGACTGCGCCGCCTGGCCGGCCAAGGTCCGATGGACGCGGCGGGCACCGACGCCACCGAACGCGCCCTCGGTGACGGGTGGGCGTGGAGCTCGCGCAGCGTGTCGGTGTCGATCGCCCCGCTCGTCGCCGCCACCGTCGCCCGCGCACTGCTGCCCACCGAAGCCCCCGCCGCCCCGCTGCCCGTGTTCGCGTACTGACCCGAGAGGTTCCCCGATGCGAGTGTTCGCCGCCATCATCCAGATCGCCGGCGCCGCCCTCGTCGTGGCAGGAGTCTCGCTGTGGTCGCCGCCGGCGGCGATGGTGCTCGCCGGCGTGTTCGCCGTGGCGATCGGCGTGGCGATCGAGCGGGCGGCGGCCTGATGCTCGGCGGCCTGTTCGCACGCGAGGAACGCGGGCTCACGTTCCAGGACGTGTGGGGTAGCGGTGGCGACTGGCGCCCCGACGAGTCGACGCACCGTGTCGTCGACGGCCTGAAGCTGTCCGCCGTCATCGCATGCGTGCAGCTTCGGGCGAACACCATCGCCCAGCTACCGGTGAACGCCTACCGCGCCGGCGCCGACGGCATGGCAGAGGTGGTGCCATCGGCACTGATCGACGCCCCGTCCAAGCTGCCGCGGTCGCACTGGTTGCGCCAGATGTCGATCAGTCGTGACCTGTGGGGCAACGCCTTCGGCGCCGTGGTCGCCCGCGACGCCGCCGGCTGGCCGACCCGCGTGGAGTGGCTCGACCCAGCGCTCGTGTCGGTGTCGGAGTCAGCGACGATGGCGCGCCCGACGATCAGCTACAACGGCCAGTCGTTCCGCGTCGAGAACCTGGTCATCGTGCCGGGGTTCCCCGTCCCCGGCTCGCAGTTCGGCATCTCGCCGTTGCGGCGCTCGGGCCTGATCGAGCTGTCGATCCGCGCGCAGGAGTTCGGGCGCGACTGGTTCCGCAACGGTGCGGTGCCCTCGACGATCATCCGGTCAGACCAGATGCTCGACGCGGCGTCGGCCGAAGCGATCCGCGAGCGGGTGACGCAGTCCTGGCGCCGACGCCGGCCGGCGGTGCTCGGCGGCGGCCTGTCCGTCGAGCACGTCAAGGTCAACGCGGACGAGTCGCAGTTCCTCGCCACGATGCGCCACGCTCAGGTCGACATCTGCCAGATCTTCGGCGTGCCGCCCGAGAAGATCGGCATCGCCAGCTCGGGGCAGTCGGTCACCTACGCGAACCGCGAACAGCAGGTGCAGCAGTTCCTGGTCGACTCGATCAATGCCGACCTCGTGCTCATTCAGGAAGTGCTCACCGCGCAGATGCCGCGGCCGCGGTTCGTGAGGTTCAACACCGCTGCGCTGTTGCGGTCGGACCTGCCGACCCGTTACGCCGCCTATCAGACCGCCCTCGGGTCGGGGTTCATGACCATCGACGAGGTGCGCGAGCTCGAGGACCGGCCACCGATGGTCGGCACCGCCGACGGCGAGAACGACGCCCGCTCGATCGCCGAGCTCATTCAGAAGATCTACCTCGGGGTCGGTGTCGTCATCACCGCCGACGAGGCACGAACGATCGCCAACCGTGCCGGCGCAGGCCTCGAGGGCTCGATGCCCGACCCGCCGCCGGCGGCACCAGGAGGCATGCCGTGAAGGAACTCCGCTACCACTCCACGCCGATCGAGGTGCGCACCGAGGACGGTGCGGCGCCGGTGCTCACCGGCTACGGCGCCGTGTTCAACCGCTTGTCACAGAACCTCGGCGGGTTCGTCGAGCAGGTCGACCCCGAGGCGTTCACCACGACCCTGTCGACCGGGCGCAACATCCTCGGCGCAGTGAACCACGACGTGTCGTGGCTACTGGCGACGACCGAGTCGGGCACCCTCGCCGTCGAGCCCGACGGCACCGGCCTGCGCTTCGCGATGACCCTCGACCCCGAGGACCCCGACGCCGTGCGGGCGATGGCGAAGGTGCGCACCGGCAAGCTGCCCGGCGCATCGTTCACCTTCGCCACCCGTGACGACGAGTGGGGCACCACTGAGCAGGGGTTCCCGCTGCGCACCCTGCGCAGCGTCGAGCTGTACGAGCTCGGCCCGGTTGCCGCACCCGCCTACCTGTCGACCCAGGACGCCGGCAACGCCGTCGCCCTGCGGTCGCTCGCATCGTTCGTCGACCTGCCGATCGAGCAGGTCACCGAAGCCGCCCGAACGGGCGCACTGACCGACCTGATCCTGCGCGACCTGCCCGACCTGGCAGCAGCGCAGGACGAAGCCCCCACGCCCCCGGTCGACAACCAGGGCGAGGACCAGGCACCGCGGCGTGGTCGCCGCAACCCACCCACCCGCTGACGCCCGCGCGCAACGCAGCCCAGCACCCCCACCCGTTCCCACGGGCGCGTCGCCGCGCCCGCCACCGCACAGGAGTGCAGAACATGAACCCCGAGATCAAGCGCCTCATCGAGGCGCGCCAGAAGGCATGGGCCGCCATGCGCGAGGTGTCCGACCGCGCCGCCACCGAGGGCCGCGACTTCTCCGCAGAGGAGGAGGCATCGTGGCAGCGCGGCAACGCCGAGCTCGACGCGATGGACGCCCGCTTGCAGTCCGTCGTCGAGCTCGAGCAGCGCGACGCCGACATCGCCGCCACCCTCGAGCGCTACGGCGCGGCGGAGTCCCGCGACGAGGCCACCACCGAGGCCACCCCGTCGGACTCCGACATCCTGCGCTCGATGGGCCGCGGTGAGCGCCGGTCGGCCGACTTCGGTCCCGCCGCCGCTGAGTCCCGCGTCCTGTCCGGCCTGACCGCCGCCGCCGGCCTGAACACCGTCCCCACCGGGTTCTACGAGACACTCATCGAGGCGATGCGCGAGACCTCCACGGTCCTCGCCGCCAACGCGCTGCTCGTCGAGACCGAGTCGGGCAACCCGATCCAGGTCCCGACCGCAGCGTCGGCGAACTACCCCGCAGCGGCGCTCGTCGCCGAGGCCGGCACCATCGGCGTGTCCGAGCCGACCTTCGGTCAGACCACGATCGGCGCGTACAAGTACGCGTTCCTGGCGCAGGTCAGCTCCGAGCTGCTCGCCGACAACGCCGTCAACGTCGTGGAGTTCCTCGCCCGCCGCGGCGGCGAGGCGCTGGGCAACGGCATCGGCGCCGCCTTCATCAGCGGCACCGGTTCCTCCCAGCCGACCGGCATCAACGGCACGAACGGCTTCACGTCGGTGGCATCCGCGACCGGTTCGGTCGCCGGCGGGTTCACCTACAACGACATCCTGACGCTGGTGCACTCGATCACCAGGCCGTACCGGGCGAACGCGTCGTTCATCTGCAACGACTCGGTGACCCTCCAGCTCCGGCGCCTGCGTGAGGGCACCGGCACCGGTCAGTTCCTGTGGCAGCCGTCCCTCCAGGCCGGCCAGCCCGACGTCCTGTCGGGCTACCCGATCTTCACCGATCCGGCGATGCCGACGGTGCAGACCAACGGCACCAAGGGCATCGCCTTCGGCGACTGGTCCAAGGGCCTCATGGTCCGCATCGCCGGTGGCGTGCGGATCGAGTCGAGCGCCGACTACGCGTTCAACACGGACCTGATGACCTGGCGGTTCATCACGCGTGCGGACTCCCGCATCGTCGACGCCGCCGCCGCACGGGTCCTGACCTACACGACCTGATCGCAGCCTGACCGCTGCCCATCAGGAACCTCGACCCCCGGCGGCACGCCCGCCGGGGGTCGACGGTCACCCCCATCGAGGAGGACCCGTGAAGGTACGAACGCACATCGCGATGAACGGCTACAGCTCGGGCGCAGTCCTGGACCTGCCCGACGACGAAGCCGCATCGCTCATCGCACAGAACCTCGCGACGGCCGCCGTCGACGACACCGCTGCGGTGATCGAGTCGGCGACGATCGAAGCGCCCGAGAACGCCGCCGCCCCGAAGCCGCGCGCCCGCAAGGCGCCGGCCCGCAAGGCCGAGCAGTGAACAGCGTCGCCGACCAGCGCATCCGCACCGGCGCCTCGGCGACGCTCACCGCACAGATCCTCGACGCCCAGGGCGACCCCGTCGAGCCGACCGGTGCGGTCACCGTCGCTGTCGCCGGCCTGGCAGCGACGGTGCTCGCAGCGGGCACCGCGACGGGCACCGTCACCGGTGACCCGACGCTGCGCACCGTCACCGTGCCCGCCCGCACCGACCTCGACCTGTTGACCGCGACGTGGTCCGAGGCCGGCGGTCGCACCGTCACGACACGCATCGACGTCGCCGGCGGGTTCTACGCCTCGACCGCAGCGATCCGCGACGCCGACCCCTCACTCGCCGCTGAGGAGTCCTACCCGACGGCGAAGATCATCGCCGCCCGCCGCGCCGTCGAGGACGAGTTCGAGCGGGTCATCGGCTACGCCCTGGTGCCACGGGTCGCCCAGCACGTCGTCGTGCTCGACGGCGAGGACCGCATCACCCTGCCGCACTTCGAGGTGCGCACCGTGCGGTCGGTCACCCTGGACGGCGCAGCGATCGCCTACGGCCCCACGCTGGCCGACGCCGGCGTGGTGCACCTGGATCGCTTCCGCACCGGCACCGCCACCGTCGTCTACGAACACGGGTGGGACCGCCCGACCGGCGAAGCCGTCGAAGCCTTCTTCCTGCGGGTGCGCGACATCCTGAACCGGTCGAAGGCCGGCTTGCCGTCGCGCACCACCACCTACACGTCCGAGGTGGGCGGCACCTACGCCCTGGCGGTCGCCGGCCGCGGCGGGTCGCTGACCGGCATCCCCGATGTCGACGTCGTCCTTCAGGGCATGCGCCGACCCCGACCGGGCATCGCCTGATGACCTGGTCGCCGTCGACGATCCCGACCGTCAAGGCGCGCCTCGTCGACATCGCCGAGGCCACCGACTGGCCCGGTGCCCGCCCGCAGCTCTGCTACGGCGCACCGGCCGAGCTCGCCCGCGAGGCGGTCATCATCGGCGACACCGTCGACCAGGGCGAGCAGGCGTTCGTCACCATCACCACGTCGCGCAAGCGTGACGAGTTCTACCGCCTTGACGTCATCGTGCAGGTCATCGGCCCCGGCCTGAGCCAACAGCAAGCCACCGAGCGCGCCTTCGAGCTGCTCGGCGTGTTCGAGCTTGCCGTGCGCGACGACCCGACCCTCGGCCTGGCCGAGGTGATCGTCGCCGAGATCGCCCAGCCCCGCCTGAACGAGGGCGCCGTCGAGGGCGGGTTCGGCGCCGTGGTCCGTTCCGGCGTCGCCATCCGCGCCCGTATCTGACAGGAGTCACCCCGTGCCCCGTTACCGCTACATCGGCGGACTCGACCTCGACGTCGTGCTGCCATCCCAACTGATCCGCGTCGCCACCGGCGACGAGTTCGACGCGACCGACGCCGACGCCGAACGCCTCGACACCCACGACCACTTCGAGCTGGTCACGAAGCCCGCCAAGAAGGCCACGCCGGCCGCCACCCCGAAGGACTGACCGATGCCCTCCATCCTCGACAACGCCATCCTCGTCGGCAAGGAAACGACCTACGGCACCGCCGCTTCGCTGACCCGTGCCTACGAGGGCAAGGCCGACACGTTCAAGCGCCAGCAGGAGTTCCTCGCCTCGGTCGGGTTCCGCGGCGGCATGCAGGCCCAGCTCCACACCCGCTCGGTGCCGGTCAACATGGGCGGCGAGGGCACCATCGAGGTGGACGTCACCCCCGCCGGCTACGGCCTGCTGTTCCAGTCGATGTTGGGCACCGTCGCCGGCCCGAGCGTCGTCACCGCCCCGGCCCGCCGGTCGACGTTCGCGACCAACTCGGACGGCCCGACCGACCACTGGACGATCCAGACGCAGCGAGTCGACGCGACCGGCACGATCCGTTCGTTCACCCACCTCGGTTGCGTCATGACGGGTTGGTCGCTGTCCCAGGAGCTCGACGGCCTACTCGGCGCCACGTTCAACTTCGACTTTCAGGACGTGAGCACCGCCACCGCCGCCGGTACGCCGACCTACACTGCGACGAGCGACCGCCTGCCCTACGCCTGGACGCAGTGCAAGGCGACGTGGGGCGGCGCCGACATCGACCTCACGTCGTGGTCGCTCGACTGTGACCTCGGCATGAAGACCGACCGCCGGTTCCTGCGCGGCAACGAGCTGAAGAAGAAGCCCGTGCGCGCCTCGGTGCCGACCTTCGAGGGCACCATGCAGATGGAGTTCGAGTCGCTGACGCAGTACAACGCATTCACGGCCGGCACCGTCGCGCCGCTGGTGCTCACCTGGACCGGCCCGATCATCGTCGCCGCGATCCGCGAGGAGCTGAAGATCACCATTCCCTCGGTGCAGTTCCAGGGCGACTCCCCCGAGGTGTCGCTCGATGCGATGCCGACCCAGCCGCTGCCCTACAAGGTCCTGTGGAACCCCGCAGGCACGCCGACCGCAGCGGTCACCATCGAGTACACGAACCAGGACACGACGCTCTGAGCGCGCCGTCGGTCGAGGTGCGCGGCGCGAAGGAGCTGCGCCGCGCCATCAAGAAGGCCGAGGAACGTGACCTGCTCACCGAGCTGAAGCAGGCGCACCGCGACGCCGCCGAGCTCGTCGCCTACGAGGCACAGACGATCGTCCCGGTGAAGTCATCGCGACTGCTCGAGTCGATCCGCCCCGGCGCCACCCTGACCGGTGGCGTCGTGCGCGCCGGTCGGGCGAGCGTGCCCTACGCCGGCGTCATTCACTTCGGGTGGCCGCGGCGCAACATCGAGGCGAACCCGTTCCTGTACCGGGCGGCCGACGCCAAGGTCGACGACGTCGTCGACGCCTACCAGACCGCCGTCGAGGCGGTGCTCGACAAGATCGCCACCAGTAGCAACCCAGGAGCCTGACCCTGTGAACTTCGACCCCGACGACCTGACGCTGAATGAGATCGAGGAAGCCGAGGAGCTGCTCGGCGCACCGATCGACGAGCTGCTGTCGAGTGGGTCGCCGAAGGGTCGCGCGCTGAAGGTCATCGTCTACCTCCTGAAGCGCCGCACCGATCCCGGTATCACGCTCGAGCAGGCCGGTCAGGTGAAGCTGTCGGAGATCGACGAGGGAAACGGCGAAGCGGTGGCGGCCACATGACCGCTGCCATCGCAACGAAGGCAGCGGTCTGCCGGCACTTCGGTG